GGTGGCATCTTCTGCTATTGGTGTGGAGCTGTTGGAAAATATTATTGGCAAGACTCGAGAGGCTAAACTGGCCCGCGACCCTGCGGTCACGCAAGCCGGCGAGCACACCACAGCCGAGGAATTACGGCAGATGCGCTACGCCAAAACCGAAAACGGGCACCTGCGCATGAGCGTAGACCCCGAATACAAGAAGCAGGTAGATCGCGCTTATCAGGAGGCGTACGGCACTGCCGCCTAAATTCTTGAAACACTGATATTGTTATGGATACAATGCGTATCTAGGTAGGTAACGCGGTTGCGGTGGATACCCTGCGCAAGTAGGCCCACAACGTAAACGTGTAACTATCAGCTCTAGGAACGGACACCTCGATCCTTATCGAGCCCTGACCGGAGTCGGATCACACGGCACGCACGCCGTGAGCGTTCGGCCCGCGCAGCGGACACCCGAATGTCGAAAGGCGCCAGGCGTAAGCCCGGCATTTTTTAGGCATTGATAAGGATCAAATACTATGTCCGTAAATCTGTCACCGGTTGCGGTGACTCAGTTCGATGATGACGTGAAGCATGCGTTTCAGACTGCTGGGTCCCTCCGCGACACCGTTACAGTGCGTAATGGCGTAGTCGGCGATATTTACAAGTTCCGCAAAATGGGTAAGGGCCTGGCAAACCAGAAGGCCACCCAAGCGGACGTAACGCCGATGGACGTTTCGCATTCCCTTATAACTTGTACGCTCGGCAACTGGAATGCGCCGGAGTACACTGACATTTTCGATGCTGCTGAGGTCAACTTTGACGAGCAACGCGAACTAGCACAAACCATTGCGGGTGCGCTAGGTCGTCGTGTGGATCAGTTGATTATCGACGCTCTAGCTGCCGAAGCGAGTCCGGCGGGCACTATTGTCCACGGTTCGGGCGGTATGACTGTGGCGAAGGTGGTCGAGGCTTCCAAGCATCTCAACGACAAAGGTGTGCCCTCGGGCGACCGGCATTTTGCAGTATCTGCTGGCGGCCTTGAGGACTTGCTGAACATTTCCACGGTCACCAGCTCCGACTACAACAGCGTTAAGGCGCTGATGTCCGGCGAGCTGAATACCTGGATGGGTTTTGCATGGCACATCATCGAGTCCCGCGACGAAGGCGGCCTCCCCTATGCGGCAAGCACCTGGGAAGGTTTCGCATGGCACAAAAGTGCTATCGGCCTTGCGGTTGGAATTGATATCAAGACCGAAGTGAATTACGTTGCGCAAAAGACCTCCTGGCTTTGCAACGGCGTAATGAAGGCCGGTTCGGTATCTCGTGACGGTGACGGTTCTGTATCCGTCAGCTACCAGTAGGAGTTAAACATCATGGCATACGCATTAAGTGGTTTACAGCAGTTGGGCCCTGGTGGGAAAGCTCCCCGCATGTGGGTCTATTCGACAACCGACGCGATTGCGACTGTAAATACCTCGGGGTATTTCAACGACGCGACTGATCTTTTGCAGGTGCGCGATATTATCTGGGTGTGCGATACCAGCACACCGACGACCAATATCGTCAGCGTACTTTCAAATGCATCTGATGTGGTTGACATATCCGACGGCACCGCAATCTCCGAAACCGACACCGACTAATCGGATCGGGTAATAGGTTCCTCGTTGTGGGGGGACACAACCTGGAAGGGCAGGGGTCTGAAACATGGCCCTTGCCTTTTCTTTTTCTTTTTAGGGACTAAGTATGGCGACCAGTATTTCGATGAGTTCCAACGCCCTGCTGATGATCGGGCACGGCACGATATCGAGCTTTACCGAAGGCGGCTCGGGAGCGGAAGCGGCCTCCAATCTCTACGGGTCCACCTTTGAAGCATTGCTGTGTGCGCATCGCTGGCGTTTCGCATCAGCTAAAAGCCAACTCAGCCAGTTCACCGATACGCCGCTCAATCAGTGGACTTATGCCTACGCTCTGCCGGCCGCGTATTTGATGGGCATCCTGGTCTACCCTGATGTCGATTTTGAGATTTACGAGAACAAACTGTATTCGGACTCAAATACGGTGGCCCTGGATTACATCTTCAAACCCGACGAGTCACGGCTGCCACCATATTTTGCCAAGACACTCGAGTATGACCTGGCGTCACAGTTTGCTATTCCGGTGACCGGCAACCGATCACTGGCTGAGATCTACACGCTGAAGTTTGAGAACCAGTTACGCCGGGCGAAGTTCGCAGACTCTCAATCACGACCGAGCGAGGGAATCATTGATTCACCGTTTATCGAGGCGCGAGCCTAGTGCCAAGACTGCGGACGCTGCAGACAGCATTTAATGCCGGTGTGCTCGATCCGCGCCTGGCAGCACGGACTGATGTAAAGCAGTACTTCCAGGGCGCCGATACCGGCACCAATGTCCTGGCGCTGCCGCAGGGTGGGTTCAAGCGTCGCCCAGGCATGGCATACAAGGCTACGCTGGGCGCTGAATCGCGCCTGTTTACTTTCAGCTTTAACGTTGAACAGACCTATGTGATGGCGTTCCAGAACAACGCGATCAAGGTATATATGGATGGTGTCCTACAGGCCACCGTAACCACGACCTACACCCTGGCGCAGTGTAAAGAGCTCTATGTCACGCAGTCGGCTGACACGATGATTATCGTACACCCGGATCATCAGCCGGCCAAACTGGTGCGCGGAGCGGCGCACACAAGCTGGACTCTTTCAAACATCACACTAACCAACATTCCGCAGTTTGATTATGGCTCGGGTGATGAGGATGTCTGGGGCGCAACACGGGGCTGGCCCAAGACGGCGGCATTTTTCCAACAACGCTTGTGGTTCGGTGGTGCCAAGTCGCGACCGCAGACCTTGTGGGGGTCGCAGATTGCTGATTATTTTAATTTTGATGTCGATACCGGGGAGGATGACGACGCAATCGACGTAACTCTCGATACCAACCAGATCAACGGTTTCGTCGGCCTGATGCCATCACGGCACCTGCAGTTGTTCACGACCGGCGGCGAGTTCTATATCTCATCGAGTCCGATCACGCCCGGCAACATAGCAATCAAGAACCAGACCCGGTTCGGCTCGAGCACCGTGCCGCCGGTCAATATTGATGGCGCAACGCTGTTCCTTGACTACGGATTAAGTTCGATCAGAGAATTTCTATTCAACTGGGAGGAGGACGCTTACACATCAAACAGTGCCACACTGCTGGCGTCCCATCTCATCACGACTCCGGTTGACATGGACTCACGCCGAGGCACGGCAAACGAGGACGCAAATTATGTTTATGTTGTCAACTCCAACGGGGATATGGCTGTGTTCAACACGCTGCGCAACCAGGGTGTCGCGGGATGGACTAAATGGGAAACCACCGGGGATATCGAGGCAGTCACCGTAGAGGGCACCGAGGTCTGGTTCGCAGTCAAACGCTCCATCAACAGCTCCACCGTCTACTACCTGGAGCTGGCTGATCCCGATACCTATACCGACGCCAACCTGGCACAAACGCAATCCTCGAGTGCTTCAGTCACTGGCCTTGCACACCTTAATGGCGAGTCCAGCCGGGTGCGGGCTAATGGCGCCATCATGGATGACGCGGCCCCATCGGGCGGCTCTATCACGCTGGCGCGAGCTGCGACAGCGGTTGAGGTCGGCCTTGATTTTGATGTCACCGTGAAAACTATGCCGATCACCTCGAACTTTGAAAACGGTTCAATCCTGACTGAAAAGAAACGGCTGATCCGTATCGTGGCGGACCTTTACGAATCACTCGGCGTCTATGTCACAACCTCGGCCACCAGCTCGACCGTGCTATTGCCTGATCGGAATCTGGGTGAGAGCGTTCTGGATGATGTACCGGACCCCTTTACCGGCATCAAAGAGGTGTTCCTTAACGGCTGGGACCGGTTGGCCCAGGTCACCATCACGCAGACAGACCCGCAGCCGTTTACGTTGCTCGGCCTGGTCGTCGAAGTGGAGGCGTAAACGATGGTAGCGTGGGGTGCGATTTTTGCCGGTGTATCCGCCGCTTCTTCTATTTTGGGCGCAGTCCAGGGCAGTAAACTGGCGGACGCAGCCGGGGCGCAGGCTGATGCAGTAGCAGCAGCCGGGGCACAAGATGCGGCGGCACTCGCAGCTTATGCCGGTCAACAGGATGCGTATGCTGGCCTGCATGATGCCTACGCAGCAAAAGCCGAGGGGGCAGTCAAGCGCCAGGCGAGGCTCAATTATGAGTATGCGATGCGCCAGGCTGGTCTTGAAGAAAAAGAGATACCACTACTACTGTTGTCGATTGAGCGAGAGGTAGACACAGAAGAACGAGAAGCTGATAACCGTGAAATAGCTCGACGCCGACAACTAAACGGTGCACTGGCGAGCCAGGTAGCACTACGCACTGCGCAGGGGGTTCAAGCATACGATGGTAGTCCGCTGGCGATGATGGGGGCGGATATCAAGATGTTCGAGCGTGACCAGGCGATAGATGCCGGCGAAACTGCGCGGCGCATTATTGATAAAAAATTCTTCGGCAGTGAGCGTGCCAAGCTGATGTCTGATCGAGTATCACTGCTCCGCTATGGTGCGGACATCGGACTTGAAACCGGCCTGGAACAGGCGGAACTGGTAGGCGACGCGGCGAGTCTGCAAGCCGACGCGATACGATTGGAAGCTGCAGGCACTCGCATGAGTGCGTCATCCCTGCTGTCGTCTTCACAGCTTGAGGCTGAGTCGATCCGCATCGGGGGCAAGCAGGCGCAAACCAGCGGTTATATCAATGCGGTTGGTGGTCTTGCTAATGCGGCATATCGCTACGGTAGTTTGGGGGGGTAGATGGCAACCACGAAACGATACCAGTCGGACCTCCAGCCGCGCACACCGCAGGCGCGTAACCCGTTCGGCTATGGGCAAGGCATTAGTACCCCACCGCCGCCAAATATACCGATGCCGCCACGACCGAGCGCGGCACCGCCACCGCCACCTCACATTTATCGGCCGAAAACGACACCGGCCGAGGCAACGGCAAGGGCTGGGGCACAGATCGCCAGCGATCTTTCCAAGGTGCTGGGCCAATGGGGAGATGTGGCCTACAAGCACGCTTCAAAAGAGGCCGAGAAAACTGGTTATGAAACTGGCCTGGAGTATGGACTGCAGACTGGCCGCCTGGAGTTGCGTGGGGGCACCACGATCTACGATGAGGCTTTTAACAAAGGCGCCCGGCTTACTTATCAATCGCAAATAACGCTCGATGCTCGGGCAAAAATTGCAGAGTTAGAAATAAAGGCACCACTTGGCCCAAATTCGGTTGCCGCGTTTGACCGTTCGTCTAACGCATATCGAGAGGCAACATTAAAAGCTATAACCGACCCGGAAAGTCGAGCCCACGCAGCACTAAAGATAAGCCAATACGCAACCGACGCACGCACTAGATTGCTGAAAACGGATTTCGCTGAAAACCGCGAAAAACAGGTTTTAACCTTTAGCGTAGCCTTGGATGGGAAACGTGCTGATATTCAAAATGCAATAGACAAAAAGAACTGGGGGCAGGCGTTTAACCATCTTATGGACGCCGAGATTTTAATCGCCGAGGGAAACACAGCGCAATACTTTGATGAGAATGACGCGACGACAATGCGCCAGGAGTTGCGCGACTGGACACGGAGGCAGGTAGAACTTGAACAATTTGAAGCCGAACTAGCCACCGATAGGCCGATATTTGACGATGATGGTAACCCTACCGGCCAAACGACTGCGGATTTGTATTATGACCATTTTGCCAAAAACTTACCTGAAGATGATGTGGGGGATGATGTGGGGAGCTTCCAACTAGACGAGGGGGGTGATCTGAGTAAAGAGCTGGGGGGGGCAGAATTCGACCACCGAATGTCACCAGAGTTGCATGAGGAAATCGCAAATGAAATGTGGAGGATGCGGGGCAAACAACGCAACATCGAGGCAGGTGTTCGTGCCCAGGAAAAGGCGAGGGCGGGCGCACTTCTTGAACGCTTAAAGGCGAGGGTTAAAGATGATGTGACAGTGCTGCTGGCGGGTGAAATACCACCCGGTTTAACAGAGTTGCGCGCCTTAGTAAAGGGCACCCCGCTGGCTGAAGAATTAGAGGAAGCGGTAATCCTTAATATAGGCATTACTGAATTTCGGCGGAAGCCATTACCTGACCGAGCGCAACATTTATTTGACCAGGCGAATAATCCCGAGATGACCGCCGGCCAGGTGAAACTCTTAAAGGCGCAGGAGGCATTACATAATCAGACATTATCAGATATTGCAAGCGGTAATGGTCTACTACGGGCTGCAAAGGATGGGCTATTCCCCGAGGTGAAATTAACTATTCCATCTATAGAGTCAGCGGAGCAATTTACCGAGTTAATGCAAAAACGCGACGCGATGGCACTCCTGGCAGAGAGTCATTACATGTTGGAACCGGGCGCTATCAATCGGTTCAGTCCGAGCGAAGTGCATGAATTAGTCCGGCAATATGCCGCCTCGGATACTTATGAAAGGTTAGAGTTATTTGGGGTAATTGTTGGGAATCTTGACCCAAAACCGGCCCGCGATCTGCTTGCTGAGTTTGACAAAGCCGGGGTGGAGAATCTAGCAATAGCGGGCGCCCTTCATGCTGACGGGGCAACAAAAGTGGCAAAGGGAGTATTGCTCGGCCAGGCATACGTTCACACCATGCCTAAACCGGAGGGACTCGCTGTTGATGGCAGCCGCGTCGGTATGGATCAGGCAATTTGGGATGTTGTCGGCAACGCTTATATGGGTGATGTGTCAAACATGGCGCTGCTTCATTTAACAGGGGCTATTAAAGCGTTATACGCTTATCAATCTCACATTGTGAACGATCACTCGGGAGAGTTGGACGGGCCCCGGTTGAAGGCAGCAATAAATGATGTAACCGGCGGCATAGTCGAGCTCGAGTGGCAAGGTAGCGTCACACTCGGACCCGATTTGGATTATCTGGTTCCGGTCCCTGTGCGTGGCTGGACTGACGATAATATGGATGCCTGGTTAAATGGTATCACCGTTGCCGATATTGAACGTCAAGGGGGCATCTATCCCCTTGAAAATTTCACTGTGGAGGATTTTGTAGAAGATTACTTAAATAAGGGCAAACTTAAACTGACATACGTCGAAGATGATGGAGAGCGGGGTTATCTATTAGAAACAACTAGCAATCATTTTGTACTTAATCCAAACGGTGATCCATTTATATTGAAATATGATCCGCTCACGTATGCGTTAGACGACGAAGAAAAAGGTTCTGGTATTGTTTACGACAAAGGAACCAGGACCCAACTTGACATTCAATATCAGAAACGGTGGTCAGACGACGAAAAAAAAGGTTCTGGTAATGGTGGCGACAAAAGAAAAGGCGAAAACGTTCCAATCTGGGATGTTAGAAGTCTAAAGAACTAATAATGCCTGGCATTTTTAACTCGGGATTTAACCGGGCAATCAGCGATGCCCGACGCTTTGGTATCTCCACACCAGAACTCGCGCCGACAAATTTGTGGGATGTACAGGGATCAACCTGGGATGTCGAGAAAGTGGAATTACGAACCGGGGGAGTGGCACGCCTTGAGCAGGCGCTGATTTTTCAAGAAATGGAAAGGTTGGAGAAATTCGATTTTGAATTTAACCCACTACAGTACGCCTCTGATGCGGCTGATGCGGCTTCGCCTGATCTTTACCGTGTTGCGGAAACAGAAAAATATAACCAGGCTATTGATTTTTACAAAGATAACAGTGACCGCATTAAAGCACTTAACGAACAGAATCCTGACTTGCCTGTTCCTTTTAAGACCTATGAAGACATCCACGCTGACGTAGTGAAACGACAGGCAGATCTGCGAGCCAGACAACACAAGATCGCTGCCCAGGCGAGCCCGGCAGATAGAACCTGGGGGACTTTACTTGGCGCAGGTGGGGCAGTTATGACTGACCCGATCATTGTGGCGACGTTGCCGTGGGGTGGCGCCGCACGCGGCACAAGCCATCTCGCAAAAATTGCGAGCGCGGCGGCGTCCGAGGCAGCCATCATTGCAGGCATTGAGTTGGTGGGGGTGCAACCGCAGATATATCTACAGAAGCGATCCATCAATAGCCCGTACAGCATGGTCGATGTTGCGGCTGCAGTGTTAGCGGCGGGCGTAGGTGGGGGGGTCTTTCGCGGAATAATTCAAAGCAGCGCCAGCGCAATACAGGCATACCGGGTTATGCGGGGGGCGAAAAGCCGAGCGCAAGCAGTGCAACAGCTTCGTGAAGCCGCTGCAACAATACTAGATGAGGCGGACACACCTAAAGCGCAAGCCGAAGCCCAGGCACTAGAGGAACTCGCCGATGTTATCGAATCGACACCACGCGGCGCCCCTATAGAGATATCGTCAGGGCAACAGCTTTACGACAATAACCTCGCCATTGTGACGGTCGATAAGGAGGCGCGGCACCTCGCCAATATTGACCAGGCGCAAGACGATCTGGCTGATGGCCGCATTACTGATGTCGAAATGGACGCCGACCCTGATGCGGCTCTGGTGGGCGCTAAAGAACCCACTGTAGAGGTGGACCCGCGAACCGTCCAGGTTGATGCCAAGCGGTTCCAGTTTAAGGCCGGGGGGGATGTCGAGGGAGTTACTGACCAGCTTAAAGGTGTTCCCGAGTGGATCACAGAGCGGGCCGGTATATCAATAATCTACGAACAGGCGGACGGCGCCCGGTTCATTGTTGACGGGCACCAGCGCCTTGCTCTTGCCAAGCGTTTAATCGCGGCCGGAGGTAACGACGATATAAGGATGAACGCTATTGTATTGCGTGAAGCTGATGGCGTTACCGTAGGTGCTGCGCGGCGGCGTGCTGCATTAAAGAATATTGCAGAGGGCACTGGTACAGCACTCGATGCAGCCAAAGTGTTGCGGGAAATAGGGGTTGGTGGGTTAGCTGATACTAATCTGCCACCAACGTCGGCCCTGGTACGAACAGCGGAAGCATTAGCGGAATTAGATCAGGACGCATTTGTATATGTTGCCAATGTGCTCAAGCCCGAGCAGTACGGAATGGCATCAATCGTGGGGCAACTGATTGAAGCCGGCCCCGAACAGTTGGCAGCAATCCGCGCCCTGGTAGAGGCTGAACCCGGCACATTGGCCCAGGCCCGGCTTATTGTTCAACAAATAAAGGCAGCCGGGTTTCAAACAACCGAAACGATGGATTTATTCGGCGGCCGAACCATCAGCGAAACTTTATTCAAAGAACGAGCCCGGGTGCTCGAAAAAGCTCTTAATACGATAAAAAAGGACACAAAAACTTTCCGCACCCTAGTAGAGCGCGAATCAGAAATAACTGGCGCTGGCAACGTATTAGAACGACAATCTAACATCGAGCGATTATCAGATGACGAAAAAGCAATCCAAACCCTCGGGCGCCTCGCAAACACCAAGGGGCCGATCTCAGATGCCCTCAACGAAGCAGCCCGCAGACTCAAAAACGGCGAGCGAATTGATGCAGTTACCCGGGATTTTCTCACAGCCTTTAGACGGTCACCAACTGAACGATATCGCTCTGGGCCTGAAGTACGCGATGATGGACGCCCAATCCAAGAAACCGTACCTGCCGAAGATTTAGAACCGCAAATCGGTCGCGCCGTCGAGCTCGACAAACTCTCCCAATCAGACCGTCGTAAAGCGGAGGAATTATTCCGCGCAAAGCAGCAGCGGAAAGTTAAAACGCTGGCTGGTCTTATTGGTAAAGATGGGCACCTAGCCAAACGTCACCAGAATGAGCTCGAGTCTATCGGTGAACTGGTTGCCAAGGAAACCGGAGCAGAACACGTTAGGCCGCCGGCTCGAGGAGAGCTGGAGGGCAAGATTGTTTATGACGCTGCGGGCGATACCATCCGCTACAAGGGTGCGCCGCAGATCGAGAGGAAGGTAAAAGATAAATACGACGGGGAATATTGGCAGATCACAGATGTTACCCGCACATCATTCATCGTCGATAGTCCAGCAGCCTCAGAGGCAGTTATCCAGGCGCTGGGCAAACGGCTGCGGTCGCTAGATGAAGGGTGGCATTTGCACTTAGACCAAGGCTATACGGATCGCAAGGTCCTGGTTCGATACAACGACGGGTTAATCGGAGAGGTTCAGATTATCAGTCGGGAAATGTGGTCGGCCAAATTTCAGAAAGGTGGTCACGACGCCTATTACAAATGGCGCTTAACACATCATCAGGACGCTAACGGAAAACTTGTTGTAAAGGATCAGGAGGCGTTTGATTCTCTAAATAAAGAGATGGCCGATCTTTACGAAGGGGCGAGCCAGGCATCAAATCGTGAATTCCAATCGCTGTTTGAAAGTTTGCGGGCCTCATCAAAAACGTCAAGCACATCGACAGTTCGCCAGCGTTTGCCAGGTGAGGAGCTAGACCAGGCTGTGAGTCCTCCATCAGCGGGGTCACGGACCACAACGACGGGCATACCGTCCCAGGAAAGACGCTCGACGATATTGTCTGAGGGGGGCGAAAGAGCTGTTGGCATTGACGAAACCTCTGACACAATTATACCACCAAAGGACCAAGCGGAATACATAAATGACGTTCGGGCGCTGCACCCCGATGATCCTGAGATTGACGAACTGGCTGCAGCCGAAGCCCGCCAGGCTGCTGCTATCCTCAAAGAAAATCCCGATATCGAGATACCGGAGCTGCGGGTAGATGCCGATGGTAAGACTATTACCGAAACCCGCAAAGCCACAGAGGTGTATGACGATCTAATCGAGGAAGATACCCGCACCACGGATATGTTTACCTGCATGACAGGGGGTGGTCGTGGCTAGTCTACGCGATTGCCTAGAGCAAGCCGTCGCAGCGGGGCGCCTCTCACGCAACGAGGCTAATAAGGTTGCCGGTGATCTTGACGAGATCGAAAAGCACCTGACGTTAAGCGGTGAGGTATCACCCGAGGCTGCCCGCACCCAGGCCGAGCAGTCGGTTATAGATGCCCGGCGCCGCACCACTGCCAAGAAAAAACGCGACGCAGCTCTACAGCTCATTGCTATCCACAGGGTCACCCAGCAGGTGCTTAATCACCCTCGCGGTTTGGTGGCTGGGATTAAGGCGCTATTACTAAATGATATCCGCTCCGTGGGAGATCGCGCATCTTATTCTAATCTCGAATTTCGCGGCAACTATGTGGCCGCTCACCTGTACAGTACCTTTGCGGAAGCGATGGACAAATACCGCACCAAAAACCTCGGCCTGTCGCAGGATAAACAGGGAGTCGAGAATATGGCACGCGAGCTTCATGGTCAGGACACCGGCGATGCAGTAGCCACGACCTCGGCAGCGTTATGGAGTAAAACCGCAGAAGCTGCGCGGCAGCGGTTTAACCGTGCTGGTGGCGCTATTCCAAAGCGTGCTGATTGGAGTATGCCGCACTGGTCCGATCCGGTGCGGGTTACTCAAGCAGCGCCACGGTTGCCGGGTATAGGTAATCGCTGGCGCGGCCAGAGAGATTTTGTCGAGGGTAAGCGCAAATGGATTGAAGATATTACCCCGCTACTCGACCGAGGCAAGCTGCTGAACGAAACCGGGGCACCGATGAACGACCTCGAATACCAGGTGATGATGGATAAAATGTACGACACCATCCGCACGAATGGCGCCTCAGACCTTATACCAGGCCGGCAAGGCGGCCGCAAACTTGCAAACCGGCGCCAGGATCACCGGGTTCTAACATTTAAGGATGCCGACGCCTGGCTCGAGTATCACCATAAATACGGTCACGCGGATATTTACACCACACTAACCGATCACCTTAACAGTATGGCACATGATATCGCCAAACTTGAGATTCTCGGCCCGAATCCCGAGGCGACTTACCGATATCTTAAAGACCTAGCACTAAAGCGCGGCGATCTGACGCCGGGCATTGCAAGCAGAAAATTAGACGCGATCTGGAATGTTGCGAGCGGTAAGTCTAATCAGGCGGAAAGTATCACCCTAGCAGATGCGTCATCTGCGACACGCAGCTTATTAGTTTCTGCCCAACTTGGTGGTGCAGCATTATCTGCGATTGCTGATGTTGGGTTTACCGCCCTGACTGGACGTTGGCGAGGTCTTAAAGTCACAAATATTCTGCGCCGGTATTTAACATTTATGAATCCCGCCAATGCGGATCACAGGCTTATGGCAGTAAAAATGAGCCTTGGCGCAGAAGCCTGGTCTACCCGGGCGTTAGCCGCGAATCGCTGGGTTGAAGTTACCGGGGCAGGGTTCGCCGCCAAAGCGGCAGATTTTGTGATGCGTGGCTCACTACTATCCCCGCACACCGACGGACTCCGCAAGGCTTTTGGCATGGAGTTTATGGCATTTATTGCCGAGCAGACCGGCCGCAGTTTTGATGAACTCCACCCTGGACTACAAAGAGGTTTTTCTGAGTACGGCATCACCCAGGATATTTGGGACGTACTACGCGCCACCGAGCTGCTGGATTTTGAGGGTGCCAAGTATTTCGGTGTCGACAACCTGATGAGCCGAACTGACCTTGATGAAGGCACCCGCATAAATCTGGCGGCCCAAGTGCAGGAAATGATACTTACTGAGATGGATTTTGCTGTACCTATGCCGGGCACTATGTCGAGAGTAATAACCACCGGCGGCTTGAAACGCGGCACAATAATGGGTGAGCTAACACGGTTTGGAATGATGTATAAATCCTTTCCAATCACGGTTATGGCAACACATCTGCTGCGTGGTGCGCGGCAGCATGGTATTGCAAATAAAGCCGCATACCTTGGTTATTTGACAGTAGCGACTACGGTAATGGGGGCTGTAGCTGTACAAACTAAAGATATAAGTAGAGGCCGAAAGGCTCGGGATATGGATACGCCTGAGTTCTGGGCTGCTGCATTTATCCAGGGCGGCGGCGCCGGCATCTTTGGCGACTTTATATATTCCGGCCTGAAAGGCACTAACCGATTTAACCAGAGCTTGTTAAACACCGCGATTGGCCCAGCCGGCAGGTTGGTTTCGGATATCAGCTCAGTGACTTTAGGCAATATAGGGCAGTTGTTAAAGGGTGAGGACACTAATCTCCCGGCAGAAGTGGTGCAATTTATGCGGGCTTATACCCCTGGGGGTTCACTTTGGTACACACGGCTCGCCTGGGAGCGTGGAGTTATCGACCAACTCACACGACTGACTGATCCAGGGGCGCGGAAACGTTTTTCGCGCATGGTGCGTAAACGTCGAAAAGAATACGGACAGGATTATTGGTGGCGCCCTGGTGAAACGGTGCCGAGAACGTTACCGTTTAATTAGATACAATGCGTATCCAGATAATTAAGGCATATTTATGGCAACACTAACAGTAAGCGACACGAACCCTCGGGTTCAGTACACGGCAACCTCCTCGCAGACGGTGTTTGCCTACGGTTTCCCGATCTTCGAGGATGCCGACCTCAAGGTGTACCAGGACACGACCCTGCTGACCTTGACCACGGATTACACGGTATCGGGGGCGGCCTCATCTTCAGGCGGCAATGTCACCCTGGGAACCGGGGCGACTACCGGCGATATCATCACAATCTACCGCGACCTGGCGGTGGCCCGCAGCTCTGATTA